ATAGGCTCTTACCATTTGTTGAACACCGAATGTTAATTCCATCATAAACTTACCTGCATCTGTGTTTACCATATCGGCAAACCCTTGATTCATTCTTGTCTGTGCCTTTGTCTGCATTATTGTAAATGGTAGTAAAGCATCACCAACTGCCGCTTTAGCATTCATCAATTCTGCTTCTGCAATTTTCAATTGATAAACTTGGTCTTGTAACTTTTTGTTAGATTCTTCAGTAGCACTATCTAATCTTCGTTGAGCCTGTGTGTTTAAGTCGATAGCCCTTGAATGGTTGTTCATTAACTTTAACGCTCTTACATAGTGGTCGTTACCTGCGATAGCCTGTGCTACACGCAGTTTATCGGCTTCACTGTTCATAATAGAGGAACGGGTGATATCGCGCATTATATCTTCCATGCTACGCAAGTTTCCTTCTGCATCTTTAGTTGCAATACCAAACTCCCCAAGGATTTCAGCATTTTCACCTGTATTAGCACCAAGACGGGCATACATCATACGCAAAGCCCTACCTGCCTTACCTTGCTCTTCACCGGCTTCAATAAGCGTAGCAGACATAGCGGCCATATAGGATATGCTGTCACCTGCTAACTGACCCGAAGATGCGAATTGGTTCATAACATGGGTTATGTGTTGCATTGTAGCCGCAGAACGGTTTTCAATTGTGTTTAATTCGTCAAGCAATCTTGCGCTATTCTCACGAACTGTATTGGCTTGTTCTTCTGCACTCATTCTCATAAATTGAGAACGGGTCAAATCACCATAAAGTGTGTTTGTCTGTTGGTGTAGTTGGATTAACCTTTGCATGGCATCCCCTGTTTCCATACCACCAATCATACCGAATTGCATACCTGCGGCAGTAGCCTCCTGTATCGCCTCTCGGCCACCGAATACACCGGATAACTGCGCCATTCTTGCACCTGCTACTTGAGCCTGTGCCGCACTGAATCCAAAACTTTCGCCTATGTCGATAATGTTTTGTCGCAAATGTTCAGAACCTTCTATTGTAGCGGCGAACTTTTCAAACTCAAGCCTTGCTTCTCCTACTTCAACCGAAAGGGGAACGGTTGAATCAACAAGCATTTGCATTTGGTCTGAAATCAAACCTACTGATTCTCCTATACCCGATAAACCGTCAAGTATAATCGAATTAACTACACCTATCTTAGCATCAACATCTGCGATTAATCTATCGGCTTGAAACGCACCCACTACATCGAAGAAAACCCTTGATGCACCAGCACGAAGTACGACCATAGCCGCCGCAGTAAAAAGTAAAATTACCGGAAAAAGTATTGAAAAAATGTCTATCATACTTTCACTTTCCTAGACTAATACTACTGCTTCTCAAAGGCTACGCCCATGCTCTTGAGCATATCTAAGCCTTGACTGTCGCTTAATAATTCCCTTTTGGTTTGTCGTTGTTTTCTGCGAGCGACCATATCTTTACCACTTGTTTTTCTTTGTGATTTGTTGGTGGCTTCTGCTATTCTTTCTTGCATTTCGTTTGCGACATTCAAATCTAAGAGTAATTTTTGCTGACCGCCTTCGCAATCATATTTCTCCCATAAATCTGACGGGAGAACCCCTTTGTAGGCCATGCACAAGGAAGGGGCTACTCTTGTGAAGGTTCCAAAGGGAGTGCGCCTTCGGGGTCGTCACCACGAACAAACCCAAGAATCTTTCTCAATTCAACACTTGTTAAAGTTTCTGCATCGAAATCAGCAGGTTCTATAATACAACTTGGAACCCATGCTTTAATTTGGTGTGCCATACCTGCACCCGCTTCATCCATAGCATTTGCAAACTCTTTCGCTTGTTCGGAAGTCCATTCTGCGGGGTCTGTTCCGAAGTGTATATGGTCACGAAATACCTTCGCTTGTTTATTCTCAATATCCAACTTCTGCAAACCACCTGCTTGACGCACTGTGATTTTCGTTCCATCGTCTAACTCAAACTCTTTTGTTAATACCGGCATCTTTTTCTCAACTCTTTTTCCTCAAGGGAATACTATACTATATCTATTGGTCCTCGCGAGTAATTATACCCATGTAACCTGTTCCGTTGTGGCAAGCAACTACATTAATCGCAATTATTTCATCACTTGCCGCATATGTTCTCAATTTTGTCTGTATGACTGTGTGAATATCATCGACTGAACCATATACGATTTCTGTCGTCAATTTTGACGGAACTCCGATGGTATGAAGTGGCAACTAAACCACCTCAATACGCGCCCGATGTTGTATTTCTCATTACAATATCCATCATCTTTGAATCATCCGGTGAATAAAGTGCAACGAAATTGACTGACATTGTGTTGGTATCTCGACCACTGACATTTGCATCTGCGGCTTCAAATCTAATCTTGTAAAAGTTGAATGTTAGAAGGTCTGCGGTTGCGTCGTCACCGAATTGAACCTTCAACTCAATTCCGCTACCGGACAACTCAAGACCGTCTGCGGTAGTCAATTGTGTGTATGTTGGTTCGCTTTCAACTGCGGAATGGACTACCTTGTTAAACTCGATTGTTCCACTGATTTCTCTTCGTTGTGCCGGTGGTGCAACAGTGTAAGTAGTGCTACCGAGAGCGCAAGCGTTTTCATCGTCACGATTTAGATTAATGTCAAAACTAATTGACTTGACTAAAGATGTAGCGGTTGAGTCTGCGTTAAAGAATACCTTAGCGTTAGAGAAGTAAAGTGCCGGTAGTGCATCGGGGAATGTTGGGTTTGTTGTTCCAGCATTCGCAATTGCGCCAATATCTTCTGAACGACCCATCATACTAAATCCGACTGTTGCGTATTCGTTTAGGCTCGCTGATACAGACATTGAATCGACTACTTGACCCTTGTAAAGATGTTCCTTATCTTCACGGCTTACAAGTAGTGTGTAACTAGCAAGTGTTCCCGCTTCTGTAAAGGTGTGTGGATAAAGACCGCCCGAAATAGAACCTACTGTGTCCGTTCCCATCATACCCATAATTAGGTTTCCTGTGAAATCATCATTGAGCATAGCCATGTTGATGTCACCGGAGGAATACTCTTTGCCGGTTACGGTCTTTGCCGCACCATATCTGCTCATATCATCCCTTGTTAGAATGTCATATTGATGTCTGATAGACTCATCATCGACTTCACCAAACTTGTATGAACCGGATGGTGTGCCATAGGCTGACTCTTTTTTGATTGCGACATATCGGTTGTCAAATGTTCCCATAAAATCACCTTGCTATGATTAAGCGATATTAGGGTTGATACTTAATACTTTCATCTGCGACGCATATTTATTCGTCTTAGATATGTAAATGTTAGCATATGTGTGCAAACTACATCATCATCGTCAAACTTATGAGCCAATTCTAAAGAGTAGTTGTTTAGGCTGTCGGTAGTACCCAAAAGACCTGTTTTTGTATAAATCTCATCAAAGACCTCTCCGGCTATGTTTAAGCATAATCTATACGCGTTTTCGTAGTTAGTGCCTCTTGTAGTGATATACACAATAACTTCGTATTCTTGGTCTATTCTGCCACCACCAAGAGCCGCAAACTCCGGTGAATTGATACCACGAAGCATAACATGGATAACGGGAGGGGTAAGTCTTGTAAGCATAGAGCGCGATACATCGAACCCATACTTGATTGCGGATTCATCCATGTGTGATTTGAGATACATTCGCTTACTATTCTTTAACTGATTGACAATAGACATACCCATGCGAAGTAGTGTGTCTGTGGCGAAATCAGAAGGCATTAATTCATCGGGAGTAAATGCACCATGTTTTGATACATACACTGAACCCCACTTTACATTACCGCTATTATTACCAAAGGAAATAGTATCTGATGAACCGGATGCACCCGTAACCGATAGGTAGTGTGTTGAACCATCATCATCCTCCATAATCTCTCTCATATACAGTCGGGCATTACCGCTACTGTCAAGAGTTAATCTTAGGACTAAAGGAACGGGTTCTTCGTCTGCCATAGCAATATCTAATTCGGGAGAAGTAACTGTTGACGCACCGACTAACTTTACCTTTTTTGAAGTGCCGTCTGCCTTAACTTCGACTTTGTGTGTGCCGTTATCAAGACTCATTAGGACTTCGTTGTTATTCGGTGCAGTAGTATAATACAATACCGCTAAAAGTGTTAAGTCATTCTCCGTTGGTGTAATGTTGTATCTTGCGTCTGTGACTTGCCAATAGTCACCGCTTGCAGTTGCACCACTACCTGTTATGGCAAATGCTTCATTATTGCTTTCACCTGCTACCGAAGGACTTGTCGGGTTTTCACCATTTAGTCTTGTAGTCCAAAATTGAGAAGTAGTTGCTATCGCCATCAAATCACCTCTTGAAACTCCCTGTCTATGTGTCTTTTTACGGTTCGTTCAGAAATCATTCCAAAGATTCTTTCTGCTTCATCTATGAATCTTGTTCCGACTAAACCATAGTGATAACCTTGACCGTCAAACGAAGGCATCCAACCGTAGCGCATATTGGATTCACGATAAACAGGGCGACCTTTTATTGCCGCATCACTTTTCCACTTAAAATAACCTGCGGGTGTGCCTTCGTTATACATTATTGCAAGATTCCATGATGCGCCGTTATCATCGGGGCTTGTTTCAATACCTGCACCGATTTCTCCATCACCACGACCACCACGACTACCAAATCTTGCTTCGACTGTATCTCTCTTAATTTCTATTTCTCTATCTAAAGAGTTACCAACCATTTGTGATGCTTGATTTCTAAAGTGTTTGTTGATGTGGTTTTTTGTTCGCTCTTTGACTCTTGACATAGTTTCACTAAAACCACGCCTAATAGCACGAAGCATTCTATCGTTTGCTTTACGCAACGATATGTCTAACTCGCTTGTGTCAAATGTTACTGATACCATCAATCAACACTTCCCAAATGAGCAAGACGCATTAAGTTTCTATTTCCTCTTTCTCTAAGTGCGCTACTCCTAAGAGAGCCTTCGGTTGTTGTTGTTTGGAACATAGATTCATCTTCAAGATAATATGCGGCGGCTATATCGCCGCAA